GTCCAATCGTGGAGCGGCCGGTCGCTGTAGGTCCGCAGCCCGTCATTCCAGCTCCGGCGGTAATTCTGCAAGGCGCTCACGCCCCGCGCGCACTTCTCGGCGTCAAACCACATCCGCGGCAACATCGTTCTAACCGCGTTGATCCCATCCTCGACCTTCTGCGCCGGGATCACCTGCGTGCGGTGGAAACCCAAGCTTCTGAGCACCTCGAGCCGACTGCGGCCCGTCCCCAGCTCGCGCGCCTCGGCATCGTGCGGCAAGATGTGCTCACCCCATTTCCACGGTCGCCGATCCAGCTCCCGCGTGTACCAATCGAGGCCGACGCCGCTGTTTTCAATGTAATCGATCAGCCGGATCTCCTGACCCACGAGCTGCACACACCAGATCGCTGTCGCATCGCCAATCCCCAAATCCCACGCCGTGTGCACCGGCAACAGCGCATCGTGCAGCACCTTCGTAATCCGCTTTTCCTTTTCCGCCGCCTCCATCAAGCTGCCGTAGTACGACCCCATGACGCCGGCGTCGAAGCTGACCAGATACTCCTGCCGATAGCGCGCCTCGCCATCGTCGGGCCCGTATTCCCGCAGCAGCTCGCGGTGCTCGATCTCGAGCTGGTCCCAGGTGAAGACTGACGTGTCCGTCGCCGGCAGCTGCTCGCTAAACCAAGTCGGGTCCTGATGCGCCGCCTCGTAGAACGTCGCGGCATGGTTTCTGCCGCGGGGCGTCGTAATGAACAGGGCCCAACCGCCGTTCTCAGCGAGGATCGGCCGCAGATAACCCCAGGCTGACGGATCAGCCAACGCGAACTCGGAGAAAACCACGCCGATCGGCGGCGAGCCAACCAGGCTGTTGCCGCACCACGCTTCCTTGCCATTTCGACGAACCTTGATGACATGGCTGCCGGCGTCGACGCACCAGACCTTGCCGGAATACTCCTCCTGGCTGAGACACGACGCCGTGATGTCAACCCAGGTAATTTTGTTATCGGCAACCGCCGGGATCTTGTCCCCTAGGATGGTCGGGTCATCGATCCGCTTGAACTTGCGGACGCCTTTCTGGCTCTCGACGTAAAAACGGTGGTTGGGCGTCGTCAGCAGATCTATCGCGTTGTTGTAGACCCGATACATCTCGCCTTCGTAGTCGTACGACATGACCTTACGGATCGGCGCGTAGACCAGATCGTCACCCTCCAACGTCGCGACCAGCTCATCGCCAGTCAGTTCCGAGAACAACAGCCAACCACCATCCCTCGTTAGAATTTCCGTGTCATCCGAGAAACAATTAAAGTTGTCAGAACCGACTAATTGCCATAAACTACCGCTCTTAAAGCGGATCGCCATGTCGGTTTCTCTTGTCGACTCCCTTAATTCCCGCGGGAACGCCTCGTTAATCCTTCGCTGGCCGGTGTGCGGGTTGACCGCGTCCCACACCGCCTTCCGCGCCTGGCTCGCCTCCGGCAGCATGTGCCAGTAGCAACCAACCCGCGTATGCGCCGCCGTCGCCGTCCAGTGCAGGCAGACCTCGTCCTTGCCCGCACGACGGTGCCAGATCGCCACCGCGCGCTTGCCACCCTTCTCCAGGTAATTCCACAGCTTGCGCTGATACGGCCGCGGCGCCCAGCCGTTGTGCGGCAGGCGGATCAGGCCGTCGTCAACGGGCGCCAGTTTGCGCGTCCTTGGTCAGGCCGGCGACATAATCTTTCCAGTAGGCGTCAATGGCTTTCTGCTTCTCCTGTGCCGCCGTGTAAGCCTGTATGAGCTTTTGCAGCGCCTCGGCGAGATGCCCGCGCTCGACCTCGGACGCTTGCCACTCCTGGCCCACAGCAGTTGCTATCGGATCTGGCGTCTGTGCTTGCGCGGCCCCAGCCAGGACAACGAGGACAACGGTTGGCAACCACCTCATGGGCATGTCGCTTTTTTGTAGATGTTGCCGGCAGTGTCGACGCAAACAAAGAGGCCGCCCGCACCTGCGGCAGTCGGAACATTATTGAATTGGTATCCGCTCGCACTAAAACTGGCTACCGCCGCGGCATTGACTTGAAAAACATAGTTTCCACTTGCTCCATTAGCATTGTAATAGTTAGTACAGTTAGCCGCACCTTTTGTCGCAAAGACCATCAGCCCAGCCCCTGCCGTTATTTGCTCGTAACAGGTGCCGCCCGCCGATGGTGAAACGAACAGGATCGGGTTACCCTGCCCAAAACCGATATTTGTCTCGATGGCAACGCCAGTATTGTCAAAGCGTATGTTGTAGCCATGCGGGGTGGCGCTGGTCATGGCGGAATAAATGCTACCCGCCGGGCTTGTCGTATCACCTGAGTTCCAGAAATTGATGCCAGCCAACCGCGGCAAGGAGATGGCATCGGTGATCGTTCCATCGGCATCTGCCCCAACTCCACCAGTCAACGCATAAGCCTGAAAAACAATGCCGCTCTTAAACGTCGGCGTGTTGCCGACGCTAGTCGGGCTGCACGAACAATTACTTGCTATTTCTAAAGCAATAGAGGCCGGCCCCTCGTAGCCTTGCTCGGTTGCACTTAATGAACCAGAGCCAGACGCCAGCACCATACCGCTGGTCATGTACAATGGGTTTGGATTGTAAGGCGTAACTTTTGGCGCGGCTCCAGGCTGTCCGGCAAGCCCTTTGTTTACGATGTCCTGCTCAATGCCGTGAGTATATCCGCTGCCCACATTTGATGCGCCGGGAAGCGCCGTAACAACACCAAAATAAGACCAGACGTTTTGCTGTGTCGCGCCGCCCGTCTGCGCGTTGTTGATCGAGAACGCTCCCACCGCAAAGTTATCGACGTTGTTGCAGGGCGAAGCGACAGTGCAACCTTTTGACTGTGCCCCGGCGACAACACCGAACTGTCCGCTCGGTGTCATCAGGCCGATAACCTGCGACGTTCCAGTCGTTGGCCCAAGGGAAATGCCGTAATTCGGTGAGACAGGAAGCCCAGCCATAAAATTGTCGAGCCAGTTGCCGGCTGGGCTTGTGGCGCCAGAAAGAATGCCGTTTGGCGAGGAAAGATTTCCCGAGACAGTTAGGCTGTTCAACCCGGAAATTGTCCCGCCCGTGATGGCCACGCTGGGGGCGTTCTGCGGCGCCATCGTGCCAAGGCCGAGGTTGGTGCGCGCTACCGGCAGCACGGCGTTGGAAGCGTCCGGATACATATCGGCGAGCGCAGGCATAGAAAGAGCAAAAAACAACAGCGCGATATAAAGCCGAGTCATCAGCGCGCCCTCCGCGCTTTCAGACTACCGTAACCAGTGGCGGTGGTGCCGTTGATAATGGCCGACATATAGACCGTCGTGCTGGCGGCGAGCGACATCCGGCAGGGCGACAGTGCGTAAATGGCGTCGGCTGTCGTCGAGGACGACCACGCTGCCCGCGAGGTGTTTAATGCGGGACCGGCTGGAAGGCTGGCCGAGACCGTGTTGATGCCCGCGCCCAACGCGGTCGCCGTGCCGCTGTGCAAGCACCAGACTTCGCCCCAGACATCCCAGTCGCCCGGGGTCAGGCTGATCGAGGCAAGATTAACGGTAACTCCGCTCACCATCGCCGTGCCGCTGCCGTTGAGCGCGGCGATATACTCGCCGACGCAGCCGGCGATGGCGTTGCTGTTGGTGGTGGTTCCGCCGAGGCCGTTTATCGACAGGACGCCGCCATTGGTTAGACCCAGAACGGCCGCGCCGGCGACGGTGTTGTAGAAGGACGCGACGCCACCGCTTGCGCTGATTACCCACTCCGTGGCTGGCACCGTCCGATCAAACCAGGAAAAGCCGCTGTTCGCGTTGGAGCTGGAAATGATGTACGGGGCCGTCAGGTTGCCGGTAAAGGTGGGATTGTTGACCGGCGCGTAAGTCGCCGCTGCAGCGGCCGGCGTCAGGAACGTCGAGGTCGGGATGCTCGACGCGATCGAAGTTGCCGACCCGGCCACTGTTAGCTGGCCGGAAACCGCGCCCGTGATGTTGGCCGCACCAGTGGCTCCGGTCGGGCCTGTCGGGCCAGTAGCCCCGCTTGGACCCGCAGGGCCAGTCGATCCGGCAGCGCCGGTGTCGCCCTTCGGCCCCGTCGCACCCGCCGGCCCAGGAACCCCCAACGGCACGCTCTCCCACGTCCCACCAGGATCATTCCACCAAACCACAATGTCCCCCGCCGCCACATGCAGCGGCACCGTCGCCAGCGAACCCGCAACCGGCGTGCTCACGCCACCAACCTCTCACGCGCGATCAAATCACGCCGCCGCCCAAGACACCCCCCCACCGACACAACCCGTACCCGCCCATATGCCGCCGCACGACGCCGCGCCTCACCAACCCGACCCCAGCTCACCAACTGCTCCTGAACCACCCAGCCAGCAGGGCTCAGCGCCTGCACCACCGGCAGCTGGAAGAAGCCCGCAAGCGCCGACGACCGGCACTCAACGTAATCCAGGATTCTCGCCAACGTCTCCAGGCTAGGCTCCGCGACCAGCGCATCCAAATCCCCCAAGCGCGCGTAAAGCGTCCCCGCCGGCAAACTCAGCCGCGGAACCGCACCAACCACCGCCCCCACCACCGTCCCCGCCGA